AGCCGTCGGCCGTCGCAACCACGTCAGCGACATAAGTTCCTGGCAACCGCATCTGCATTGATGTGACTGGAGCAACGAACAAAAGAAACCCATAGTTAGGAAAAGCCCCGACGGATAGAGATTGATCGTCAGTGGAAAGCGTCATGAGAACTTCATGATCAGTCGGACTCCTACGAACGTACATGTTGAAGGAGATCCCGCGTAGGTCGAGCTGCTGCGCCGGTACGCCTAGGCTTGGTGATCCTGTGCCGCCGACATTGAAGAGAACGCTCTCGACCATATCCTCGTTGTTGCCGGTCATGATCGACATCTGCGTCAGAGGCAACGCGAGGATATTTGTCATGGCAAATCACGAACAAACGCAGGTCATTTTGTTCCTGGAGGCACACCGGTTAGATTTTGAATGTGTTGCGCCAAGGATACCTTCTTTAGAAGAGTCGGATCTGGCTCCCAATCATCCAAGCATTCCGGATGAATATTCGCGGTCGCTTCCTTGTTGCCAATTCGCTTGGTGACGCGCGCTAGCATACCTGGCCCACCGCAAGCAGCACACAGATTTTCGTCGTTAGCCATCTTTGTTTTCTCCCTTTCTTACGCGTAGACTGTTGGTTGCAATGGTCCCGTCAAGGTCACGCCGCCGGAGTTCAATGAGCCATAGGCACACCCAATGACTGACATTATGCTGCTTGGATCACAAGCATAATCAGAATTACCATTAGAGGTTGCAACCGAACCGGTGAAAAATCCTGCAGCCTTGTAGATCGCCACTCCACCGTTCAAATAATTGCATTGCATATAGGACGTGCCTCCGTACTGAGACTGTCCTGGTATCGCGCCTGTCGCCCACATGAAAACAGTTCCGCTCAGTCCAGCGTATACGCCCATCCCCGCATTGCCGATCGAGATGCAAGGAGTCACGAACTTGAATTCGCCGTTCGATACGATGAACCCGGCCGATCCTTGGCAAGAGCACGCAAAGCACGGTTCCTGAAATTCTATGTTACCGCCGGTAGCGGCAAAACCGGCGCCACCGCTACCCCATACAGCGACATTCTTGCAGATCATGTTGGTACGACGATTCATGACCGCATAAGCACCAGAATTCGGCGCGGCAGTGTTCTCGCCCGTGATGAGAATGTCGCGCACAACCGGCGAACCAGGACCGAGATTGGTCAAGCCTATGGCTAACCCAGGAGCAAAATTGCCGAAGTGCGTGGTATAATTGAACTGAATCTCGGTACCGAAACGAGCGCGCAGCATCACGATGTTTGTCGCCGCATCATTGGCACGGTTAGCTGCAGCAAATCCAGTACGGGCAAAATCTGAAAGTGTCGGTGCCGCCGTCAGCATCGTGCCTTTCAAAATCATGCGGTCGGCGCTCGGATGGTAGATCGAGATTGGCGAATAGATCCCGGTCGCGAGCTGAATAGTCAGTGTCGCAGTCGGATAAATCGTCTTGCGCGCAAGCGCGGCTAACAAACTCGCCACTGTCGGGAAGCGCGTCGTTGGAACATTGATCGTAACATTTGAGGAGATCGCCGGATTTGGCCGGATATAAAAGTTGGTCCCGTCATAGACAAATTCCACGACGTCGCCCGCGAGCACATCACCGGGGAGAAGATCACTGCCATCTGGAGCTTTTACTGGATGCACTGGAAGAGCATTCACCTTCAAAGTGGTTACATCGGTGACATTGTTAGCCACCTTGACCAACAAAACAGCGCCAGCGTTCAACACCGTGATGGCAGGACTGAACGGCGCAACGATGTTGTTTACAGTTCCGGTATCGACCACGTATGGGATGTTGACATTGACGAAGTTGACTGTGCCGGCTTGGCCTGCGCCGCCAAAGTTGGTGAGCTGCCACGCGGTCCCATCCCAGGTCACCTCGATGATGGCACCGGCTCGTATCTCGGCGTTGGCCGGGCTCGATCCATCCATCTTTCTGATCGGCGCCGCACCGGCACCGGCGTCGAGCGTCATCGAAGTGTGCGTGACGTCGACCAGGTTGTCATGGAGAACGCGAATGCGAAGCGGAAGCCCTCGCGTGTACGTTTGGATTGCAGGAGTAAACGCTACCACCAGAGCGTTGACCGTTCCGGTGTCGTCCGCAAAGTTCATCGCCTGGCTTCTGGTCCCCTTCGCCAGCTGAAAGAGATCAGCGTCGTCAGGAACGATGCTGCTCGAGCTGATGAAATTGACGATCTCGCGCTGCGGATACTCTATGCTTGCCGCGGGCGGAATCGAGCCCTGCACTCCGGTTTGCGGGTTTCCGTTAACGTACCCAGCATTCAGATCACTGACACCCCAAGGCGCTTGATACTTCACTATTATTCTCCGCTCTCTAAGACGTACGCTTTCATGGTGTCCCTGCCATCGATCCACCGTAGAACAAACCAGAATAGTCATAGACAAGCGCGGTGTGCGCCGGCTTCCAGCGATTCAACAGACACTCGAAATCAGACTCGACGCCGATGCGGAGATGATGATCGACGCCGCATTGGCTTACAGAGCAGCGAAACCAGATAAGCCGCGCCTGACCGGCGTGCGCGGTCCAATAGTATCGAATCTCAGGCGGCCCGATCTCCCAGCGAAAATGGATATTATCTTCACCGTCCAAGAGATTGACGCCACGCGTGTCACCGACTTGACTCACGCCGACCATGAACGGGCTTTTTTCGGTGATCGTGATCTGGTGGCCGATCCAAGCCGCCATCCGGATGAAAAAATCCCGCGACTGCTCGCCTAGCAGCGTCATCTGCAAGACGAGCATCTTGCGTCGCTCGTCGAGCGTGGTGGTGTCCGGATAGCAGGGATCTGGCAGACCCCAGTTGCGCTCCCAGTCCGGCAGCAGCTCGGTAGTCTTGCGCGGATCGCTCTCGACCTCCAACAAGTCCGCGGCGCGCTGATCGACAAAACCCCAATAGTTGTTCAGCCCAAAGCACGCGTCGACCAGAATCGATCCCGGCTCGCGCGGCCACGCCTGCCCGGTCGGCAGCAGCTCGAGATATTGCAGCGCATAATCGTTGCCGCTGCGACGAATATGTTTGTCAGGAAGTAATGCTGAGGATTGTGCCGGCATCGTAGAATACATTCCTGAGAACGGCCATGTGACCGATACTCGGCATTACATCGTCGCTCGAATCCTGAAGATCGAACGATATGACGTTAGCCACCGACATGATGGCATAATACTTCCAAGCGCTGAAAATCGTCTGCCCTGGGGCAGCGCGCAGATAGAGCATCCCCAACAAGCTTTGGTGCACCGCAGCACGTGTGGCCTCGTCGTTGGGATTGAGACCAGCGATCTTGACGTCGATCGGCTGTGGAATAGGACCGAAGACAAACGTGTCTTTCACCGTGACCGGACGCTTGAAGTTGACGTAATTCGTCACAGCCTCAACGTCTGAAGCCAGCGGAAAGCCGGCGTTGCTGTTAGCGCGCAGCTGGTCGCACATGAAGCGCACGGTCACCGTCCCGATCCCCATCTCCACGTTGGCCCACGCCCGCGTCACGCCGTTCACCGCCTTCGCCCACGCGACGTAGTCGTAGTTCGCGCCTCCCATCGGCGGCTGGCGGATACGTTCCAGAACGCGGATGCGAAGGTCGTCGTCGGTCTCCTCGTCGGTGCCGGTCTCCAAGGCGACCACCGTCGCGGTGCCGTCGAGCCCGTCTACCGGAGTAACGACAGAGAGCATCGCGCCTGAATCGAGGTTCCCGGCGGAGCCTGGAACGAGCGCTTGAACGGGCACCGGGGTGTCAGCCTGGGACTGCGCCAGCGTGACGAAGCTAGTGGTTTCGTAGCCGGCTTGCGTGCTCCCATAGTTGAGCTGCGTATTAGCGGGGACAACGGTGCCAGCCACGCCGGTCAGGGCCACCGTTCCAGTCGAGAACGAGGCGGCCTTTCTCCCGGTCGAACCGTCGGCGTTGACCAGCCAGATATCGCCGTGCCGATCGAGCCACTCCTGTTCGGCGGTGTCAGGCAAAAGTTGCAGCGCCAGCCAGTCGACATACTGCAGCGTCAGGTGGCAGACCGCACCCTGGTTGTCCGAGAGCACCCGCAGCACGGAGTTCGGCACCATGGCGTCGGCGCCGGGCAGATAGGCTTGGATGCTGTCGCGTACGAGCGACCGCACCTCTTTGAGCGTGGGAGTTGCCCAAGGCATTAGTTCTGCTCCGGAGTGCCGATGTCGGCGAAGCCGCTCTCGCCGATTATCCCGGTCCAGAGAATCTGATAGCGCAGGTCTATCTCCAAGATCGGTCCCCTATAGATGCGAACGAGAGCGTCGATGCGCTGCATATCCACTCTAGTGACGACTACTTCCATGCTGGAACCGATGCGCTGATCCAGAAACGGCTGTATCGCCTCGCGAATGTAGTTCTCGATGCGGACCGTGGTCGCGCCTTGCTGCGCTCCAGAGCCGACGATCTTCTCGCGACGCATGAGCCACAGCCGCGTTCCGATCGGCCATCCGTTCCAGATCTCCTCGGCGTCCGCGTCGCCCCACCATCCCCGGCGATTGGTGTCGTCTGGGTCTGGAAGCACGTCGCCGGGCTCGGCGAGCCGATCGGTCCCGAGCGCCACGATGACCGCGGTGGCAAGCGACTGCGTGTCGTCCAGCGTGCCGTTGCCGAGCAGGTTCCAGTCGATCTGGACGACGCCCTGACCGGGAAAGAGCGTGTTCTGGACGAGGCGAATATCTGCACCCATCAAAGAACCTCAAGAATAAAACCCTGATATTTGAGATAGCACGATAGCGGAAGGCACTGAACTCGACCAATTGGCAGCACCAGTCAGCAACGCTGCTGCGTCACCAGGTGCCCAATAACTCGTAATTCCTAAAACGCCTTGCGATTGGTAAACTCCACCGCCAGTGATACGCAATCTGACGACAATACCGTTTGTGCCGTCAACTCCGTGCGCAAGCTCATCGGAGACTAAAGTTTGCCCTGCTGTTATAGTAGCCCCTGGTTGTCCACCAAATAACAGTTGAGACGACGATACCATCTCGAATCCAAATGGATGCTGAGGAGACCGTGGGCCGATGTAGCACTTATCAAACGTGAAAGGACCATAGCCCTGCAACGAGATTTTTGTCTTGTCGCCAGCGCGGGTCGGACTAATCGTGCTACTATCAATTGAAATCGCGAGAGTGACCCCGCCCCATCCAGATATTCCTTGACTGTATTTAAGCATTGGCAAGCGCGGATAGTATCCCACATTGGGATACTCAGCCTGAATCATATTAACGGCATACGCAACATCCCCACCGTTTGAATAACCACTCACGCGGTTCGGGTTCAAAGCCGTATCGCCTGCCGCGTACCAAGCATGAAAGCCTGGAGGGGTGCCACTGTCGGCGGTGCCACCTCCGCTTGGGACACCAACAAGATAAACAACAAGCCCATTTGTTCCGTCGATGCCTTGCGCAACCTCGTCAGACACCAAAATACCAGCTCCGCCCGCGACTGACGCGACAATGCCTCCAGGTTGACCGTTGAATGTCAATTGAACGAGGCCGCCAGGATCTGGGCTTGGCGTGTAATATTTATCTGATGACTGACCAGAAGTTTGAAGAACACGTGGCCCGATATAGCATTTAGTGAACTGTAAGTTCGTGCCTTTCAGGACAACTCTAGTCTTGCTCCCCCCACTGATTAGATTCAACGCGCTCGCATCGACGGTTATGGCCATAGTGAGGCCATTGATCGAAGAAGAACCACTAGTCAACCATAGTCCGGCACGCGTGACAAGGATCGAAGAGGAGGCTAGGACCGGAGGGCCACCGCCATCACCTCCTCCTCCAGTGACGCCGCCGCCGGTGACAGTGCCGGTCGGCGGAGGTGGCGAAGCCGTTGTGTCCCAACCAGACGTAACGTCATACGCAATGACGCCTGCGAGCGTAGTAAGAGAGTTTATTATCTGTGTTTTGACTAGACGCGTTGTTTGCAGTTGGTTGCGCCTCCAAAGAATGCCCCATATCAGTTCGCGCATCTGCGCCATCGTCAAGCGCACCATCACGGTCGAATTGAGCGGCGGCCAGTCGACAGGCGGCCCGGCTATTGCCGGCGGAGCATTGATCGGAGCCTTGCTCATAGCGACGTTCGGCTGCTGCGTCACACCGCCGCCTGACACACCCGTGACACCGGATCCAGTAGCCTGCCATGACCCGTCCGCTATCGTGTCGTGTCTTCCATCCGTATTCGTCAAAAAAATGTCTGGGATATTGTCCGTTGAGGGCGAAATGGCCGAAGCGGCAACGCTCTGAGTGAGAGGTGTCTGAACCGACATTGCGTTGACGTTGTCGGCGAACTGAGCATCGCCGACCGTGACCGCGTTGGCGACATCCCATGCCATGATCGCGGACTGCATCTCAACCACAGCCTGATCAGTAGCTTCCCAGGTATTACCCGCGTAGACGACCGGCAGTTGCCGCTTGCTGTTGAAGAGACCATCAACCAAGCCGATCTTGACCATCTTTGCTTGCACCAGCGTGATCGGAAACGCAAGCGCGGAAGCTTGCGTGATCCACGCATTCACGAATGAAGCGTATGGCGTCACGTCGATGAACGGCTCCAACAAGCGCAGCCGATCGTTGTATTCGATATTGCCAGATCCGCTGCTGCAATCGTAGATGACAACGGCAACATTGCTCGGGACTGGCGAGGTATCGATCGCGAGCGGCTGATTATCGATCGACATGATACCTTCAGATCGGGCAACGACAAGATCCAAACCCATACCCCTATGACGTTGGCCATCCCGCTGTTGCGTCGTAGGTGATCACAGCAGCGATGGTCGTCAACAAATTTATCGTGTTCTTCTTGGCCAATCGCGTGGACTGCAACGTGGCACGCCGCGATTGAATGTTAGAGAGCAAAGTTCGCATGCTCATCATGCTGAGAGTGACAGGCAAGGTCGCATTGAGCGGAGGCCAAGAAACATTCGGCCCCGACGTTGACTGATAAGTCATAGCGCTCTTGCTTCCTACATACGCGGGCTGCTGATTTACTCCACCGCCAGTGACACCGCTCGGATAAATCCATCCTGGTGAGTTCGTAAAAGTCGGGGACCAGCCTGTCTTGGCGCCAGTTCTGGGACTTATGTCGTACAGATAACGAATAAAAGATGTATCGCCACCAGCGCCCGACGGTTGCGACGCGCTTTGAGTCAAAATGACCTGCAAGCTCATGCCGTTGACGCTGTTTGCAAGGGCAGCGTCGCCAGCAGATATCGCCGCCGCGATATCCCAGGAGTTCACGGCCGCCTGCATTCCGGCCAACGCTTGGTCGCTCGCATCCCATGTCTGTCCAGCATAGCTGATCGGAAGCTGACGTTTGCTGTTGAAGATACCGTCAACGAGTCCAAGTTTTACCGTTTTCGCCTGCGCAAGCGTGATCGTCATTCCGATGATTGCCGCAGCCGCAGTGATCCACGCGTTCACGAATGGAGCGTAAGGCATGACATCTGTGAACGGACTAAGCACGCGTAGACTATTGTTGTATTCCAAGTTGCCAGATCCTCTAGAGCAGTCATAGGCAACGATCTCGATATTCGCAACAAGAGGTGAGGTATCGATCGCAAGCGGCTGATTGTCTATCGACATGACGCCTTCAGATCGAGCGATAAGCAAGTCCATTTTCTAGAACGGCCATCCTGTCGTCGCATCGTATGCGATCACCGCGGCGACGGTCGCGAGCGCGTTGATCGCGTTGCGCTTGGCGAGCCGCGCATTCTGCAACGTCGTCCGCCTGCTGTTAATGGAGCTGATCAAGCTTCGCATATCCGTCATAGCTAACGATACCGTGACGGTTGAGTTGAGCGGCGGCCACTGAACACTGGGGCCTGTCGTTATCGCGGCTGTAAGCTGAGAATTATAGGCTGCCACAAACTGCGCTTGTGAACTAAAACCGCCGCCGCTTACCGAGCCAGCAAAATAGGAAGAAGTCACGTTCTGACCGAATGACCATGTTCCGTCTAGATTTTGTGTAGGGCGTGGAACGTAACTGATCGCTCCACCGTCAGCAACCGCTGGCGGGCTAGCATTGATGAATGATGTAGGAGCCGTTCGTATTGAAATGCCATTAAAGTTCTGCGTCAGCCCGCTGTCCGCAGAAGTTGCCGATGCGGCAACGTCCCAGCTGGTGATCGCGGCCTGCATCCCCATCAGCGCTTGATCGCTAGCGTCCCAAGTATGACCTAGCGCAGTGATCGGGAGCTGGCGCTTGCTGTTGAAGATGCCGTCAACGAGCGCGAGCTTGATCTGCTGCGCCAGCGACAGTGTCAACGGAGCGCCGGTGATGAGAGCCGCTTGCGTGAGCCACGAATTGACGAACGGCGCATATGGCACCACATCGATGAACGGTTCCAGCAAGCGCAGCCGGTCGCTGTATTCGATCCGCCCGACGCCGCTCGCAAGATCGTAGGCTACGATAGCGACATTGACCGGCAGTGGAGACGTGTCGACCGCGAGGGGCTGGTTGTCGATCGAGACTATCCCTTCCGATCGCGCAACGACAAAGTCCACATCTAAAGCCTCTACGCCACGTTGCCGGGGATAGCGCCAGCCTCTTGCACGCTGCCCGCACCTGCGCCGCCGCTGGCGGTGCCAGAGCTGCCGCCGCCACCGCCGGCCTCAGGCAGAAGCACCTTGCTGCAGACATGCGCAACGATGCGATGCCCCTTGCTATCGATGCTGCCGCGCATCGCGGCCGGGGTGTTCGCGCTCTTGTCGCCGACCAGAACCTTCTGCTTGTTCTGATCGAGTATCACGTCGGTGCTCTTGGTGAAAAGATGGACTTGTTTCTGGTTGTTGTCCAGCTGGATCGTCTCTTGAGGCTGGCCCTGATCGAGAGCCTGCAGGGTAATCATCTTGCCCCCCTGGTCCATCCGGAACCACAGGGTCAGGTTTCCCTGCTGGTCGAGCGTCTGAATCTCGACGTAGTCGTCCTCCCCGTCCTGCGTGACCACTAGCCTTGGCTTTTGCTGCTCGCTGTCGGGAGGGTAATAGACCGTGAAGCTGTAAGTCTGCTTGCTCTCGTCAACCTTTCCCTCGAGGATCGGCCCCTTGGGCTTCTGGTTCTGCCCCTTCGGCGTTGCATCGCCCTGACCGCTGGTCAACCAGAACTTCGAGAGTAGGTCACCGTCGTCGTTGTCCTTTTGCCGCACGAAGACGACCGAGTCCTTGTCGAGGGCGTACGTCGAGAGCGGCTTCCACGGCTTGTCCTGCTGTCCAGTCTGCTCGATGCTGTTGTCGTCGCCGCTGGACTGTTGTTGCTGCTGCTGCCCTTGACCCTGCTGCGCGTCGTCGATGTCTTGCTTGGACTGATCGCGGGTCTTCGTCTTGTCTGCCTGCTGCTCGTCCTTGATCACTCGGCCCACGATCTTGAACTGGCTTCGCGTCAGTATCAGGTTGCGCTTGATCTGAATCTTCTGCTGCTGGTCGTCGTAGACCCAGACCTCGCCCTCTTTGTTGTTGAACAGCCGATAGCGGCGATCGTCCAATACTTGGATCACCGGAAACGCGCGATTGCCTCCCATAAATTGACCAAAATGTTCGGCGGAATTCTTGATCGACCTCTCTGGCGTTCCGCTATCGGGCTTCTCACCGGAGTCGTCACTGCCGTACTCAGCCTTGCGACAGTAGGAGCTGAAGCCGTAATTCTGCGGATGCTCGACCTTCTTCCGCGTCTCGTACTTCATGTAGTTGACTTTGACTTCCTGCATATATTGTTTATCGTCCGCCTCGTGCACGAGACCGCGCGCGCCGCCGGAACCGTAGGCACGAAGCGAGCTGTCGAGAGGAGTAGCGCGTTGCATGCTCTCTATCTTCCCTATGACACTGCAGGAAGGTTCCCGGTCCCGCCGCCGCTCGATGCCCCGCCGCCGCTCGATGTCGATTGTCCAGGCAAGCCACTCATTCTACCCTTAGAGTCCGGTACCTTGAACGGCTGCACCAGGACCAACGTCGTCAGCGATCCGCTTTGATTATCTTGCGTAAAGGTGACTTGTTGGATGGCCAATTGCTGATCCAGCATTGCCATTGGCGAGGTAACTTTCACCTTCTTTCCGATCGCCCAAAGCTCACCACGACCTTGCGCGCCGCCGGGCTGCCATCCCTGCACCGTGACCGTAGCCTGGAGTTCCTGCGTCGCTGCAAACATCTGTTCAGTAAGAGCCCGTTTATCCACTTCTTTGAGAGTCCGAACCGGCTGCTCCATGGGAATCTTGCAAACACTGTATTGCTCCGCTGTGCCGTCCTTCGATTTCCTCTGCTCTGATGCGGCTTTCCCGTTGAGCTTATTATCGGCCGGCGTCTGACAGTCCAATATGTATTTGCTGAACGCATTCTTCTTGCTCATCTCGCACTGCATCTTGAGAATGTTCTGCCCTTCGATGAGCTGGCCCTGATTGCCGGCGTCGTAATCCTGCCCGATGAGCACCAGCTTGCCGTCCTTGTCGGCGGTGAAAGTGACATTACGGTCTCGCGCGAGACGCTCGACGAATGCATGGATCGTTTCCCCCGGCATGCAGTGCATGTAATCCCATTTGGTCATATCGACGTTGCCCCTGGTCTCGCATTTGACGCCCGTGGGCTTCAGGATCTCATCTACGATCGCCTTGAGGTCCTTGTCGTCGAAGCTGTGTGTCCCATGGTTGATTCCAGAACGCACCGCGGGATATGTATTGGTCACCCCCCAGATCACGACGCCGTGACGGTAGGCGTCATAGGCGACCTGGCGGCTCAGGATTATGCCATCCTTGATCGCGTCCTGGTTTGCGAGCTTCACCGAGCACTTCTGGCCCGGCTTGAATTGGTCGGCGCCCTTGCGTTCTGCGCACGTGAACTTGAATTGATGATATGTATCGCCCAAGGTCTGCTGCACCCAGATCGTTTCGAAGTCCTCGAACTGTTGGCCGCCAACGCTGAGCGTGGCTTTCTCGCTCTGGGCCTTTGTTGGCGGCGGTGGTGCAGGCGACGTAACAGGAAAAGGCATGCTTCATTCCGACAGCGCGCGCCCTACGCGGGGCGCAAACAACGGGTGTACGATATGATTCTCATTACGGATCTCGTCGCCGCGAGTCGCATCGGCGTACAGTCGCTGCGCTATGCCTAAGGTCGTCATCGACCTGGAGAATCGATAGTTCAGCATCTGCGGCAGCGGGCGCGCGGTCTGGACCAGAAAGAACGAGACGGCGGCGTGCAAGCCGACCACGGCGCGATAGGTCATAGCATCCATCTTGTCGGCCATCGCCTCAGCCTCTCCGCTGAAGCTGCTGTTGATCATCTCGCGCACGACCTCGACGTCGGTGCGGCTGACGAATGCCATGGCAACGATCAGGCGTGCCTGCGTGACCAGCGCAAGCTGGATGAGCGAGTCCTTGATCATCTGCGCCCCGACGGTTAGCGGCGAAGCGCCGTCAGTGATCTGCCGCACGCGCTCGACCTGCTGAAGGTTGATCCCGGTGGTCACCGCGAGGTCGAAGCACTCCGCGAGCGGCGCGCCGATCGTATCGGCCTGCAGGAGAGTGAGCGCCTGCGCGCGCACCGAGTTGATCTGCTCGCGCAGGTTGGCTCCGTCAAGCCCTCGCGTCGGCGCCCAGGCGAGCAGCGCGACCAGCGTGGCATCGACTATCGGCTGAGCCTCGATCGATTCCTCTCTGAGCATCTCACGCCGCGCCGCTCATGATCTGCAGCGTGCGCGCCTCCAGCGCATCGGCCGCCTGACTGAGCAAGAAATCCGGCGCCGGAGTCGGCTTGAACGGCGGCGTGCTCGCCTCCGCAAACGTCATGTCGAAGACGCAGTAGCCGCCGAGGTGCTCGTCCTCGGTCAGTCGATACTGCCGGCAGACGACGTGCTTCGGCTTCAGGAACGGGAGCTGAAGATCTCCAGCCTGTCCTTTATCGAGCTTGTCGCGAAGCGCGTCGCGCTTCGTTCGATAGTCCGGCTCGTGCGCGCTCTGGATGCAGTAGCCGCGCACGGTGAAGGCGTAGTACCGCCGCCCCATCAGCTCGGTGTAGCAGTCGTCCTTCTTCGGAAACTCGTGAATGACGATGCGCTGACCGCACTCGTAGGCGTTGATCTCACAGAAGAACTCCGCGCCGTCGAACATAGCTGGCTGAAAGTCATGCCTCCACCCGCTCGGGAGGTCCATTATGGTTCCGATCTTCTCCTCCTCTTGCTACGCCGTCGCAGTCCCGTTTGCGGAAGCACCTTGACCTGTGCTTATGCCTGTGACCGGACCGGGCCCGAAGTCGGCGGGCAGCATCGACGTCATACGGGTGATCTCGGTCGACTTGAAGAAGCCCTCGCCGGACGCGTCGACCGACGTGCCGGGCGGCGCGTTGACGTCGACACGGATCTTGCCTGCTCCAGAGATGTTGACGTTCGTGTTCGCCGCCTGGTCGAGCTTGCTCGATGCTTGATCGATCTTCTCCGCACCCATTCCCGGCCACACGCCGAAGCGATTTGAAAAGCTCTCCTCCGTCTCCTGTTTTTCGTTCTGACCTTGGTGCCATGGTCCTGCGATCCGCGGGACCGACCCGCGGGCATCCGTGCTCTTTTGTTTGGCAGCAAAATCTCTGAGATGTTTGTCTACTCCCTCCGAAAGCTTATCGAGCGGTGACCCAGTAGACACCTGCGGTTCCAGCGGATCTTTCCAATATGCTCTGCCACGAGGACTCGCGTTTGCCGCCTCTTCGGACGCCGCCATTTCCTCTGGGCTGTATGTGGGCGGGTCGAACTTGGAGCGGAACGGACCACCACCAGGAGGTCGTATATCTTCGATGCGGCTTGAGCCTGGGAATTTGGTGAAGCGTGACGGATCTAAATTTCTCGCTTCTCCTTGCCCCACGTCAGGACGCTGCGGGGTCGGCTGAAAATCAAAGAGAGAACGTTCCCGCTCCGGCACGATGATCGGCCCTCCACCTTCGGGCTGCACGAGACGCGGAGGTACTTCGCCTTCGGGCGGAGTGAGACGCTCCATCTTTCGCTTGTACCAGTCCGGAGTCTTTGCAGGAGGAGGCGGCGTCGGTGCGGGCGCGGGCGGAGCCGGAACCTTTTCTGCGGGAGGCGGGGCGGGCGACTCCTCGTATGGCAAACCCGTCATCGGGTCTCGCTGTTCCAGCGGAATATTACCGGGCGTAGCGTGTTGACGCTCGTACTCCCGTATCTGCTCTTCCGGCACCCCGCGCGGGCCGAACTTGCGACGAAGGTATTCCTGCGGATCATACGGAGGCTTCGACGGCTCCGGCTCCTTCCCCCCGTGCCACCATTTTTTGTAATCCTCCCAGGTGAACGGCTGCTTATCCTCCGGCCCCGGATGCTCCTTGAGATACTTGTCGATCTGCTCGTCGCTCCACCCCTCCCTCTCCAGCTCGAGGCGCTGGATCTTTTTTCCTACGTCAGGCTCCGCAAATTTCTTGACCTGTTGGGCAAGCCAATCACCGATATTCTTGAGCTCGGTCCCTATCTCTTTTATGTCCTTGACGAGGTTCCTGATCTCGTCCGTGAACGGCTTCATCGCCGGTTCCATCTCCCCGAGCTGCGTCAACGCATGGTCGAAATCAATCTCCCGCCATGTTTTCTCGAACTCTAAGGCGCGATCTCGAATGCGCTCTAGCCAAGTGTTCATCTCCCCCAAGCCGGTGTTGAGCGAAGTCCCGTGCAGCAGCATGGCAGCGAGGCTGTCACCGATGTCCTTCCAGTAGAACGACGCTTTCAGGCTCTCATACTCGAACTTCCGTGTCTCCTCCGTGCGTGCCCGCAGGTTCTCCGCGCTCCCCGGCGCCGCAGTTTCTCTCCTGACGCGGGTGCCCTCCTCCACCTTGGCCCACGCCTCCGGCGACAGGCCGAGGTTCTCCAGAAATTCCTTGCGTGCTGCCTCGAACCCTCCAGCTTGGTCTTGCTTCGTCATAGTGGCGCGCAAGTTCTCCAGCGCCTCGTTTATCAGGTTGATCTGCTTCTCTATCGGGGCACCTTCCATCTGCTTCATCATCTCCGAGAGATACCTGAAGGTTGCCGGATCGCTGACGTTCTGCAGGACGCGACGCGTAGTCGGAGCGTTCTCCGCCCCGTAGTGCTGTATCTCGAGGTTCAGGTCCGATATTTGGCTGATCGTCTTTTTTGCGTCCTCCGGGCTCATTCCTCCTAGCTGAAGCTGACGCTGCAGACCCTGGTATCCGGTCATGCTCATGCCCACTCCGCGCGCATGAGTTTCCAGATCCTTCATCGAATCAGAGAGACCGCGGAAGTCCGTAGCTCTCTGCACGAGGTCTGTGCCGATCTTCGCCAGCTGAAGGCCCAGCTCCGCGACCGCCGCGCCGGCGAAACCCCCGATGAAGCCGGCGCGCCGGATCACGCCGCCGAGGCCCTCGATGCCCTCGCGCACGTGCCCCGGAACAGTCGCGACCCCCTGCGCAGCTTCCTTGATCTGCGTACCCATCTGCGTGACCTGGGTCTGCACCTGCTGCAGCCCCTGCACGGTCGCAGACATCGCGGCGGCGATCTGCGGCGGCAGCTGCTTGATCTGCTCGCCCATCGCAGCGAGCTGCTGCACCGCGTCCGCGATGGCACCGACGATCTGCGGCGCAGCCTGCTGCACCTGCGCGGCGGCAGAGCCGGCGCCGCGCATCTGGTCGAGCTGGCCGCGCAGCGCGGCGAGCTGCGAGCTCGCCTGGTCGTCGAGGGTTACGCGAAGCTGTAATTCTTCTTGCTCAGCCATTCAAGCGCTCAATCGTCATCGTTCTTTCCGCCGCGAGCGCGCACCTGCGCCTCGATCAGCTTGACCGTGTAGTGGACGTGCATCGCGACGCGCGACATCGGCATGTCGAGCAGGTACTCAGGGTCTATGTGATAGCGATCAGCGAGCCGGTAGCAGTTCAGAATGAACTCGTCCGGGTCTACCACAGCCCCTGATCCGAGATAAAAAAACGTCGCAGCCGATACGATGCAGAGGCGTAGTCACGGGGATCCAGAGCCAGCAGGTATGCGTCTTGAACACCCATCAGGTTCGCCATTACCTTGATCATTCGACCGTCGTCGATCAGGTAGTCGTAGCGCGCCTCACCGTCGATGACGCCCATGAACGCGACTCGAACCGGGTTGCCGCCGGACTTGATCATGTCGTTCGCGCGCGGCTCGCGGAACGACATCTCGTTGATGATCGCCTCCTTGCCATCTTTCGTCGGTGCCTTGATCGGCCGATGGCGAAGCTTGATCACGAGCGGCCACTCGTCCGGCGGAGGCGCGAGCCGCTCGCGCAAGCGCTTGACCTCATCCTCCAGCTCCTCGTAGGTGGGCTTTTCTTCTTCCGCCGGCACCTCCAGCGCCGGCGGAGGCTGCTGCTCTACGAGCTTCGGCTCGGTGACTAACTCGACCGACTCGCCTTCCTTGACGAAGCCTTCGCGGACGGGCTTGTTCATTCTTAGAAGCCCATCTCGTTGCAGCGAGTCCCCTCCCACCTCACGCGCATCTGGCCGTCACGCGCGTTGATCTCGATCCCGCCCTTGCAGGTCGCCTCCTGCAGCGAGTACTGCTTGCCGTTGGCGAGCTGCGCGACCACGGTGCCGTTCGTCTGCTGCAGGAGCTGATCCACGCTGACCTGCGGCAGCGTGCTCAAGCTGCACTCGATGTACGGCACGCGAGGCAGTTCCTGGTACCCGTGGATCCCGTCTTGACCCGCGATCATCGTGCGTTCCACAGAGTTCGGAGAGATCGTGAGGTCTCCCCGCAATGGTTCTTGCGCCCCGTCGACCATGACGAACGCTACTCCAGCAAACCGAATCGCCATCGCTATGTCCTTTCCTTTATTTCCTCGTTGACCCAACCATGACGGCGGCCTTTACGAGGTATCTATCGTGATAGTGATCACTCTGTCGGCCGCCTGCGGCATCGGGTTGCCGCGAACGCCGGACCGGACCTTGAGATACAGCACGGGCTTCCACAGCGTCTGATCGAGGTTGACCGACGTGCCGCCGAGGACGTTGATCGCCAGCTCCGCGGCGGTCCGGTCGAACAGGTCGTTGAAGCTCACCCCGTCGAACGAAACCTGAAACGACAGCATCGCACTGGTCCAGTCCGGCGGCATGTGCAGGAACGCCGGGCCGCCGCTGGTGCAGTCGAGCACGCCCGACAGCGACTGCCCCGCAGGGATGGTAGCGGTCTTGTTGATGAAGCGCCCTGCTGCCATCTCACTTCATCGCCGGCCCTACCAGGATGGCGGCCTCCCTGACCTCGTCGGGCGGGCGCACCACCTGCCACGGAGGCTCGTCATAGCCCCACACTATCTTCTTCACCGTGAAGCCCGCCTTCAGCCGCTGGCCGATCACCCACACCTTGTCGTTGGCCGCGCGCCGCATCTTGGTCGCCACCTCAGCGCCTCTTAGCCGAACGACAGGGGCGGCAGCGTCGACGCCTGGTTGCTGCCACTGAAGAACTGCGCGCCAGTCCCGATGATCTCCGCGTCTACGCCGCGGTCGTACTGCAGCCGGAACTGCGCGAGCACCGCGAAGATCCGCAGCTGGTTGATCAGGTCAGGCGGGTAGAGCACGTTGACCCGGTTCGGGTTGTTCGGGTCCCTCTCCACGATCAAGTTCTGCACGAACTTGGCGGCGTTCTCGACGAGGCCGTTATACTCGTCGATGTAGTACTCGGACACCAGCTCGGCCTTGAGGATGCCCGGAGTAACGATCGCCTGGCCCGGGCCGAAGCGTGTCCCGTCGTCAGCCAGCTTGTGACGCGGGAACTTGGTCGTGATGTTGTAGCGCTGGTTGCGGATCAGCAGCGCCAGCGTCGCCAGCGTCGTCACAAGTTCGTAGGCGTCGTCGCTGTACCCGTAAAGGTTCAGCTGGTAGGTCGTCTGCTCTCGAGCGATCTGCGGGAAGCCGCTCCCGGGCCAGACTTTCTGGATCGCCAGCCCGTTCCATGCCAGGTCGTTGATCTCCAGCCAGTTGAACTGCTCGTGAAACGGCGCCGGCAGGCAGTTGAGGAGCTGCAGCGTCTGCAGCGGGCGCGCCGGGTCGTTGCTCAGCGACCGCTGCGCCTTCGCGGTGTAGGCCGCCGCCAGCTCGTAGACCGGCGTAGGCACGGTCTCCTCCCATGCCATCACCGAGACGACGCCGCTGTTGCGCGAGTTGCCGAACGCGATCAGGTCGGAGAACGCACCGCGCCGGGACGAGAACACGTGCCCGAAGTGCTGGCGCTTCCACCCCCACCTCCCGTTGTCCGAAAACCCATACTCCACCTCCCAGGCGTTGAGGCTGGTGGCGTCGGTGTACGGCATCGCGACGTACTCGAACTCCGTCTCGCCCATGTTTGTGATCAGCTGGGTGAAGTCGGGCGTCCCAGAGCCCAGCCTCAAGAAGTTCGTGGGAGGCAGCGCTATCTGCAGGCCGGGAGCCAGCTCCTCGCCGCCGATCTTGCCGTAGTAGTTCAGGTCGACCCGGATGTCGTTGCCGCTGACGCCCTTCCAGTTGCACGTCAAGATCACCGCGTTGGCACCCGCAGTGAAGACCACCGGGACGGGGCTCGCCGCCGGCCCGCAGTCGGCGTCGTTGCTGATGATATAGTTGCCGTTGCCTCCGGGCGTGCCGGACGTCTGCGCCATGACGAAGGTCGGGTCCAGCGGCGGGATGCCGGTACCGGTCACCTGCGCGCCGATGGCGATCGTCCCGGTGGCCGCCGTCACCGTGAGGCCCTGGCCCCAGGAAATGCCGACGCCCTGCGCCGTGACGCCGAACTTGGCGGTCACGGCGGTGGTTATCGCAGCCGTCGTCGCGTGGCTTATCGTATAGACGCCGTCGCCCTGCGGGTTGCCGCTGACCTGATTGACGATCGTCGTGCCCACCGGGATGCCGGTCGGAGGCGCCGACCCGGTCGCCGCGAGTATGCTGCCGCCGTTCTGGATCGTGCCGCCCGCGGCCGTCACGCCCGTGACCGTGATGGTGGTGGCAGCGGTCGCGGCGGTGACCTGGCCGGTCGCCGTCAAGTTGAGGTCGAAGTTCGTCACCGCCGACGTCATGTCCTGGCTGCATGTGTAGTCGCCGGCCTGGCCCGGCGTTCCAGTCAGCTGTGCGGTGACGAGCGTGCCCGACGGGATGCCGGTGCCGCTTATCAGGTCGCCGACGTCGATGCCGGGGTCCGTCCCCGGGGTCACCGACTGCACCCTCAGGTTGACGCCAAACGACACGGCGCTGCCGTTGCCGGTCGCCGGCGAAGTGACTGCGGCCGACACCGGCAGGTCGTCGAGCAGACCAGCGTAGGCACCCACGGCCATGATCGCGTCGTGGATCTCTTGGGCGATCTGCTGGATCGTGTCGATGCCGTGGTTCACGGCGACGTGCTGCCCGCCGATGTACAGGTGGATCGTGCCGGGCTGCTCCGGGGGAGCCGTCACGACGATGGCACCCTGCGCCGCCGCCGGACTTCCGGCGGGCTCCGCGACCGGCCCGGCCCAGACCTCGTTGGCAAAGTTGTTGGCGAAGAAGGCCTTGAACATCCGAGACAGCTCAGAGCCGATCCCGAACTTCTGGTCGACCTGGGCCTGCGTCCCGATGATCACCGGGATGTTGGGCACCGCAGTGCCGCTCGGCAGCATCGTGCCGACCAGCAACGATCGCAGGTGGATCATTGGCAAGCCGGCCATCGAAGGGTCGACCTCCACCCAATAAAGCGGGACGCGTATATCGCTGGGAATGTTGGCAAACGAGATTGGCATCATACGCTCCTTGTGTTGACCTGTCCATCACTTCTAGCGCCAAGATGATCTAACTCGAGTGGACTTTATTGTTTACAAATCACGAGAATACGATAGAGTATAAGTAACCTTAATGGGAGGAACTTGATTATGCCGAGATACTCAAATCTCTACTGGGCCACAGACAACCCTGACAAATCACCTCTCAGTTACGGCTACGTCGGAGTATCCATGGATCTCAAAAAACGAAAGTATCACCACATCCATGACGAGACAATTCCTGTCAAGGACTTCGAGATGATAGTTCTGTTCAGAGGTCCAGAAAACAAATGCTATGAACTTGAAAAGCTGTTAAGACCAAGCCTCAATATCGGTTGGAACCATCACCCTGGAGGACGCCTCGGTCACGCCCATAAGAACATCCCAAAATCACCAGAGCAACGCGCCAAGATGCGCGCTGTCGCTCTAGCTCGATACACCAAACCTGGCGAGCACGAGAGAACATCAAGAGCGGTCAAGCGTGGCCTCAAAGGCGTCGATCGCACTGGAGCCAACAACGCTATGTTCGGCCGCACCCAGTCTGAAGAAACGAAGCAAAAGATCCGCGACGCCATCGCCGAGCGTGGCGGCGTGTCAGGCAAGAACAATCCCAACTACCGCCACGGCCAATGCGTCGAGGACTAGGCCAACGTCACGTCGCCGTCGCGGATGCGCCGCCGCGTGAAGGTGTCGAGCGGCCACTCGACAGAGCCCGTGGTCGGGAAGCCGCGGCCGCGCAGCGGGTGGCGCAGCAGCTTGCGGATGGTCTCGTCGCGCGGGTTCACCCGCACGGTCTGGTCAGGCACCATGGCGCGCATGCGCGCCAGCCGGTCCTGCCGCGCCTGCGCCCGCGCGTCTAGCGCCGGCGACGCCGCCGCAGTGACTGTTTGGACTTGGGGCCTCGCCCTTGCCTCCGCGGCCAGTTTCTTAGCCCGGATGTCGCGATAGTGGTGCGGCTCCATCACCGTCGCCGCGACGGACGGCGTTCGCCCGACAGGTGCGGCCTGCGGCTGCGGCCCGAGGATGCGCTCCTCTTTGGCAGTGACTGGGCTCTGCGAGCGCGAGGGACGGCGTTCTTCGTCTGGGTTGCTCATCGTGATCTTCTCCTGTCATCTCGACATGGGCGGGAACGGCAGCGGAGACTCCGAGTCCGGAGGCAGCGGGTAAGGAACAGGCTCGCCAGTATCGCGAGCAAAATCATAAACAACAGTAACCTGTTGAGTACCAGCGACGTCGTCCGCGTCGCCGCCCGCTGGCCACCCGGTCTGGAGCGCGACGCGCTCGAGGTCCGGGAACTCCGTCGGGTAGAACGCGCTCTTGAACACGAACGAGAGCTCGACGAGGCGCTCGCCGACCGGCGTCTCGTTCTTCTGACCGGTGACGCCCCACCGCTCCGAGATGCGCCCGCGGGGAAACCCTTGCATCGCCGGCTGACCGCCAGGTATGTTGGTGGCGTGAAGGTTGGTCAAGGTGTTGTCGCGCATGAGTTGGTTCAGCAGAAACGTCGAGCAGCGATCCAGCATCTGGAGGCAGGCGACTGGATCGTTGTTCTTGATGACTATCTGGAACCCGATGTTCACCGTGTTGGTGAACCTTATGTCGCCCAGGTTGTAGTCGCCGTCCGGGCCGAGCGTCTCGTCCTTCTGGTAGATCCCAAGGAAGGGGATCTGGATCCCGCTCTCGATCGGCAGCGCCCGGTTGATGCGCCTGACGGTCCAGCCGCGAAACAGGGACATGGTCGACAGGCGCTGGTAGATGCCGTTCACGACCAGCCACGGGTAGCTCTGGACCTCGGTGAGCCCGCCGCCCTCGGTCCACGGAACATCCTGGCCGATGCCTGGAACGATGCCGAACGTGACGTCGGGCTTCTCGACTATGGCGCCGCTGACGGTCATGCGCTCGCGATCGTCAATGAGTCGATTGGGATCGCGTCGCCCACCGCGATGGTCGTGTTGCTGATCTGGATGTCAGCGCCGCTGCCTGGAAGCCCAACGGTCAGTCCGGTTGCCACCTCCGCGCCCGCGCCGTTGAGGATCCGCGCTGCGGCGGCCGCTCCGGCCGCGGTCGCGTTCGCCGTCAGCATCACGCCGAGGAGCGTCAGCACGCCCTCACCGTCCTCGGAGAACGATGGCTTCTCCAGCGTGATCGACACCAGCACGGTCCCCATCCCAGAGGTCCCGATCTCTAGGCTCCCGGGCGACGCGCTAGCGTCGATGGCGGCGACCACCGCTTGCATTCTAGCAGACTTCAGCGCTGGCACGTACGAGATCGTCATGGCGCGGGCGTGACCAGCTTGCGGATGTTCAGCGTCACCTCCCCGCCGCCGTTGCTCTGCGACGACACCACCTCCCAGTCGCCCTCGTCGTCGAGGTCGTCGACCGCCGGGATGCCGATGACGTCACCCTGGTCGGGGATGGGGTGGCCCGCGCTGCTGAACTCGGCGGCGCGGATGTCGATGAACGTCTTCTGGTCGGTGATCACCGACTGCCCGTCGATGCCGATGACGTCCAGCGAGTCGGTGTCGAGGATGCCTCGCATGTCGCTGTAGGCGGGGCCGCCCTGCGGCGTGACCGTGATCGGGCGCGCGAAGATGTCGAAGTTCGGCAGGTAGACCAGGGTCGAGAAGTTCAGCGCCACGGCAGCTTCTCCTGCATCATCGTGACCATGCGCTCGCGCAGCCGCAGCCACAGCGCCTCGCGCAGGATCGGCCGGTGCCAGACGACGACGCGGCGACGGCTCGACGGCTCCACCGCGCGCCTGGCGAGAGCCAGCCGCGACGTCGGCCAGATCTCCGTCTCCGCGCTGTGGTCGTCGGGCGTCTCCGTGTTCGGGTACTTGCGGTGCATGTCCTCGACCTCCCACGCCGTCAGCTCCGCGGGGATGTCCGACTTACCGAACTCCTTGATGCGGTCCGCCATGCCCTGCAGGCGAGCTTGAGCCCTCGAGGTATCCAGATCAATCGTGATCATTTTTTACCTTACCCGGTTTGTCTCTTCAACGCGCTTTTTCTCTGCAGCCAACAGCAGCAGCTGCATGTAGCGATAGATCAATAAGCGAAGCAGCCTTCGACGAACAGACGTAAAATCATACACCTTTAACGACGAATCGCTGGACCAAAAACTTGCCAACCCAGAATTCCAAACAATACGAACAGCAGAACTGAACTCACAGTCCCACCCCATACGCCGGTCGCAACTACTCCGAAGTGCAAGATCAAACCAAATACAAACCAAACGATCATGATGACCCAGAACGCAACTCCTAGCGGCATGACAGCTCTCCTTCACACCCAGTATCTGATATACGGCCGCAGCAGGCTCTGGGCGGCCTTCTCGGCCGCGGTCCCACCGATGCCCATCGCCATCAGCTTGGTCGGGTCGTAGAACTGCACCCGCGCCGACTTGTGGCTTATGCTCCGAATGCCCTCCAAGTTGCCCAGCTGGATCTGCCGCCGCTGGTCGCGCACCAGCGTGATCGTGGCCTGCTTGAGCGCCAGCGGCGCCCCGTCGGGCAGGTCGTAGCCGCCGGTGTAGGTAATGGTCGCCGGCTCGTCGTACCCGGCGTAGTACGACAGCTTGCCCGAGCGCTCCTCCAGCTCCCAGTCGCTGGGAGCCAGCGCGGCGCCGTTGCTGGTCACCGTCTCGACGTCGGCGTCGACGACCGGCCAGTGGGTCAGGAACACGCGGCGACCGCGGTCGCCTGTCTCGATCTCGCGCCAGCTCTCGGTCAGCTTCTCCTTGGCGAAGACCGTGTTGCACATGGCGGCGACCACGGCCGACTGCGTCGAGATGAGAAAGCCGAGCTGCTGGTCGAGCACGGGGTCGGTGGTCGTGAACGAGAGCCCGAGCCCGATCTTCGCTTCCTCGAGCGTGACGAGGTCGAACGCCGTCGCCGGGGTCAGGATGTGCAGCGTGACGTCGGCCATCCAGCACTCTCCTCAAACACCGACGAATTCTCGATGCAACTGACGTGCCGCATTCTGATAAGCCACAAACACCTCAGCTTTGGTCACAAAATGACCAAGATGCAGAGATTTTCCATTTGTCGTGATCGTTGCTCGCCACGGCTTCTTGATTATTCCGATCGAATACGAAACACCCTGGGGCTCGCCAGTGGAGAACGAATTCTTGTCGGCTCGTTGATTATCTCGGAAGGACAAATCCCAGGTATATGAAAATTACCCCATCTAGGATATCCACAAAAAGGACAGCAGACAAATGAATCCTGGTTAGGTCTTCTCGCGCTCAATACTCACTTGACTTCTCCCGCGTCCGGCACGTCCGCGCGCGGACAACCGCGCTAAACGATGCAAATAATATCTTGGCACTGATTACCGTCTTTCGAATGCAAGCCATGTGCCCTCAATGATCTTGATGTCATGACCACGCTGACGATCAAGTTCTAGCACCTGCCTAACCTCAACTCCATCGTTATTTGCATCGTGCCAGATAATCACGCCACCGGGCTCAACCAGCGCGCGCGCAAGGTCGCTGTCATGGGTCACGACGCCCTCGCTGTGGTCGCCGTCGATGAATACGGCGTCGCACGGCTCGAGGTCCTGCGGGCCGAGGTCGAGCGTCCCAGACTCACGAAGGACGAGGTCGAAGCGCGGGTCACTCGCCGCGAGGCAGCCGGGGTCGGGCACCATTTCGTCGCGCTGGTGCGGGAGCCTCGGCAGGTACTCCATCGGCACGTCGACGCCGACGTAGCGCCGCAGCGCCGCGACGTTCTGGAGCAGTACCCGCGCCGTGCGGCCGTCGCGGCAGCCGAACTCGACCATCGTCTCCGCCTCGACGCCTCGCAGCAGCGCGGCGATCACCTCCATCTCGCCGGGGCAGAGATACTTCCGATGCAGCCCCAGCCAGTCTATGGGCCGCAGAGAGCCGAGCGAAGCCTTGGCGACAGACGGCAGCAACTACCTCGTCTCCTCGGCGAACTGCTCGAACAGCGGGCGCAGCTCGATCGCCGGACCGACGCTGCCGTCGCTCAGCGTCGGCGTCGCGATGAAGTTCTTGCGATCTACCTTCCAGCTCTTGACGCCGGGCACCGACTTGCCGGGAGCGCCCGGGTCGCCCTTCGCGCCGGCGGCGCCAGGCACGCCTCTCTCGCCCGCGACCCCGCGCTGACCCTGGCGGGCGATCAGCTGCCAGCCCTCGCCGGGGCACGGTCCCGGGTCGTCCCTGCGCGCGATGAAGCCGCCGCCGTCGAGCGCGACGACGTCGAGCGCGGCGTAGGCTTGCTTCGCGTCGAACGTCCCGCGCACCCTGGGCGCGACCGCGTCGCGACCCCTGGCGGCGAGGCAGGCCCAGTCCGCATGCGGCGGCGCCCGGCCGGTGTCCTTCAGCGCCTGCCACGTCTCACCCTTCCAGGTGACGACGTCACCCTGGTAGGAAACGGCGTCGGCCACATAGGCGCGCACCAGGGGCAGTTTACCGGGCAGGCCGTCCTGCCCCCGGGGCCCCGGCGCTCCAGGCGTTCCTGGCGCGCCTGGCTCGCCTCTAGGCCCCTGTTTTCCATCCATCCCACGCTCGCCGGTCGCGCCTTTCTCGCCGGTCGCGCCTTTCTCACCGGTCGCGCCTTTCTCACCGGTCACGCCCCTCTCACCGGTCACGCCTTGCCGCCCGACCGGGCCGGGAGCGCCCTGCACCCCGGCACCTGCTTCGCC